ACGGAGGAAGGTGAAGAAAGAGAAGAAGGGATTCTGTGATGTCAGGAAGAGGGTAGTACATGAGAACGATGAAAATGTCCTCTCCCGGGTGGTAGATCATGAGATTCACCTAAGAGAACAGGGACTTGAAAACCTCCGGTCCTCCCTTAAGGTAATCCAGAAGGCCGGCAAGCTTCTGGAGCAATATGATTTTGTTTATGATGAGCCAAAGGAAAAGGAGTGGGAAACCTGTGGTTCTGTGAAATATAGAACCGTCATGACTGATTGAACCGATAACAGGGGCAGGAGGAAATAATATGAAATGGGTACTAATAGCAGTGACAGTAATGACCTTCGGAATATTATGGGTATCCGGATATCAAACACATGTGAATTCACAGACGGCCACTCCAAATAGTGTTCAGAAGAGTGGGTATAGATGCCCTAAGTGTCAAAAGGATTGTTACAAGGAGGAGGGTGTGGATTGGTATTACTGCACGAATTGTTTTTCAGTGTGGCAGATTAAGAAAATAGGAATATGGAGCAAGGCGAAGTGACAAAGGAGGAGGGGTGCATGTGGATACCATTTTGGAAAGTGGCCCGGGCAGTGGAGTACATGGTTGCCGGCCTGTTATTTGAGGCCCGATTGACGGAAGTCAGTTATCGACAGGACTTCTCACAGATATATATTGAGCTTGAAACCATGGGCCTTACGAATAGCAAATGACCATTTACGAGAAACTAACGTCGATCGACGCGACCATTGACAATCACGAGTCTGATTTATACGTCGAGCTTACTTCTGTCGTCCGTGAGGTGATAAAGCATACTAAGCATACCACTTTCCGCAGCAAGATTGATGGCAAGACATGAGCAGACATCCCCTTTTCCTATGACCCTTGGTGGGATGCAAAAAAGAAATGCTGTTAAATACCATTCAAGGGGTGCCAAGAAGCATGAGTCATTTTCGGACCTGTCACAATTGCAAAGATGGCAAATTGCATATGGAGGATCCAGACACCGGGAAGTGGCTATACACAATTCAAGGGGAATATACCCCTCCACCGGACATGGGCTCCATAACAGTTGGATTGAAGCAGGAGAAGAAGCCTCCTCCTTCTCCGCCTTGCATTGAACCGAATATAATGAAAGAGACAGACGCGATTCCCAGAAACAACAAATAGAAAAGGAGAGGTCAATTGAAGATACAGCGTATTGAGATAAGTTTTCCGGCAGAGGTAGAATTAACTGACCAAGCCTATGATATGATTTCAACAGTGGTGGATGGTGTCTGTAATTTATATCAGGAGAATAACCCCACCAGAGTTATGTGGCTTGCCGGGGAAGGTTGCAGAAGCCCCTTGTCCCCAGATCCAGATACAAGCACTCTTGCCTTTGAAGCAGCAGAGAGGGAAGACTTGTATGGTCAGAATCCATTGAATCCCGAAGGAGAAAGGTTGCAGAAGGAGGCACAGAGCAGGCAGCAAGAGAAGCATAAGACCAAGTCAGGCCAGATTGAATGTCTGAAGAGGGAAGTGGGGTTCCTGCAGGACTACAATAAAGCTATCAAGGAGAATCGTATTCTGAAGTGGGGGGAGAATCTCTCGAAGGATCAATCAGTCCGTCTTGCGGCTGGAGAGGTCTTTATTCTGGAGAAGAAGGATGGAACTCCTAATTGTGTTATATTCAAGGACTCCTATGGGACCATTCGGGAAGGCCCCATTTGAATCGATAACAAGGGAGGGGATAAAGAATGAACAGAATGAACGATAATAGTACAATGTGGCCTGTATTACCTTTGGTTCTGAGAGCTATGGCCGGTTCACCATGGGGACAACCTACGAATGGGCAGAGACAGAGACCATCATTTGCTAGTAAACAGAAGAGACTCAAGAAGGCTTTGCGGAAAAACAGGCGGAGGAAGAGAAGATGATTTATGTATACCACAATTATGATTACCCGGATTGCGGTGGACAGGGACTGGAATCTTTTGAGACGGTGAATGAGGCTAAGACCTTTATTGAATCCTGTATGACCCGGGACCCCGCAAGAGGTCCTATTCAAATGACGGACTTCAAGGTTATCCACGGGCGGGAGTTGAAATTGGTGGCAGTGGAGAGGATTAAGAGCGTGGAAATCGAAGGATGATTGATCCTAAGTTTATCAAAAATCTTTTTACACTCATGCAGGACTCCGGCTTCTGCATATACAGGAATCGGGAATTGCCAGTGGACTTTTGCCCCTATGTCCTCCATATTATTACTGGAGTCATTCACAGGAAGATTGAAGGGTATGATTACATAATATTTGGGCACCATGATTCGGATATAGAGGCCGGCATAGATTATTTTGGGGAACTCATTTTGAAAGGGAAGGTGCCACATGGTTATTAAGAAGCCGAAGATTCCTTTTACTACAGTCAAGAAAGGTCGAAGGGGCAGCGTATGGGTTATTGAACTCTACAACGAGAATACGGGAGTATGGGGATTCTACTCCCGGGAAACCACTCGTAAGGAGGCCCGGAGGTACAAGAAGATCATGCAGTTCAGAGGGTACAAAGTCCAGATTGTTCAGTACAAGCGGAGCGGTATTGTATGTTAAGCAGAAAGGAGTTGTTCGGATGCGAAAGATATTGATAGTCCTACTGGTAGCAGTGGCAGCAATGGCAGGGTATGATTCTGCCCCGGCCTACTATGTAAAGAAAGGGGATTTCCGTTGTCCAGCATGTAATGGGAGGACCATCCAGAACAGGGACCACAAGCATTTCTGTGTTGAAGAGGATTGCGGGAAGTCATGGTTGCCGTGGGTAGAAGGAGACAAGTAGAGGAGACATCATAGATGAGGATAGCAGTCTATTCAAAGGCAGGTTGTGGTAAGTGCGAGAGGGCCAAAGAAAAACTTCATCTAATGGGATACGATTACGAGGAACACATGTTGGCATTCCATATCACATTCCATAAGGGATGGGAGGAAGATGGTAGCATTGATTTACTTTCGTGGGTGTGTATGCAGCCCGGAGGCCCAGAGAATCAGCTTCCAACAATCCAGATCGACAATAAATATTTTAACTATTCTGCAGCAATGTCAGAATTGAAGCAGCATAAGAACCGATGATATGATATGAAGCCCGGGGACTGACCTCCTGTGATCTCCCCGGCAACTAGAGACCGGGGCCATCCTTCCCAAACTGCCCGACATACCCGGCCCCGGTCTCGTTTTTTGAAAGGTTAAAATGAAAAAGATAACTCCAGAATCCAGAGAAGCGGCTTTCAAATACCGGTATGGAGTGACTGCCCGGAATCCCAATGGGTGGCAATACGATCCTGAAAAATGTTATGCAGAATTGAAGTACCATGGACAACGTAGACAGTGTGGCAGGCAGGCGTTTGAAGGAGGACTCTGCGCACAACACAGAAGAATGAAAGAGGAAGGACAGTAGATGGGAAGTTTGTCTCCAAAACCACCAGCAGGACTTTCCATATATAATTCGAAAGGCGAAGGCTTGTTTACTTTCGGTGATGGGATGACAGGCTATAAACGATACAGCCATAAGAAGGACAGGTTTGATTTAGTATCAGCTCCCCGGGCATTGGGGAAGGCATTCGCCTCCATGGGAATATCAGCAGAACAGGCAGCGAAGAATCTCAGAGGTTTTCAGGAGGCATTGGAGAATCAAAATGACAAACAAGACTTGCGAAGCATCAGACGGGCAAAATTCCTCAGTGGCAGAAAAGACCTCGGCCCAAAAGCCCCAGAGTGAATGGGACTTTCGATATTGGTACGCTGTCCATCCTCTTAGAGCAAGGATTCATACTGATTGGGCTCCGGTCATCATAAATGAGGAGGATGTTCTGTATTGGATACGGGAAAACAGGTCAAAGATTTTGGATTATATAGTGGCATTGAGAGTTGAAGGGAATGAATAATGGGTGGTAAGAAGTCGGGTTTCAAATGCTCTCATTGTGGTGGAGTGGCAGAGATAAATGAAGGTATACTTGTCCATAAAGTTACAGGCAAGATCCTTTGTCCAGATGGTAAAAACATTTCCGTATTCGTCCAGAGAATCCCTTGTGTGACATGCAGGGGAATGGATCCTTTGGTGGTCCGGGAGTGTCAGTCGTGTTGTGGCAAGGGATATCTGGATCCACCCAAAGCCATTTCGGGGATTAACATCCATGGAATAAATCAGGAGTCACAGAAAGCAATTCAGGAGTATTTTGAAGAGGAGGATGTGGAAGGATGAAAGACAGGCTGGTATTGAAGAGTCCGGTGGAGGATCTTAAGAAGACCCCGGCCATGAATGGGCCTTGTATATGTGGATCTGGAGATAAGTACAAGAAATGTTGCTATCCCAACCACTCACGGTACAAGGGAGGCGTTTTGCAGAAGGCCCGGGCACCACAGGCCCCGGAGGTTCAAGAGCCCTCAGAGTCCCCCAAAAAGGAAGCAGAGGAGTTTATTTCGAATATCCGCCCGACACTCCCGGCAGAAGCTATTTCAGACGGGGCCTCTCGGATGTTAGAAAAGGCTGAAGAGGATGCAACAGAGAAGTATTTCACGGAAGAATAACTAGATAAACTCCTAAAACAGAAAGGAAAGACAGATGAGAGGCACGAAACTGATTTTATTTGAGAGAGAAGTGGCCAATCCGGATTCTTCTTTCTCCTCCATAAATGGTGCCACCCAGAGGGTATTGGATCTTGAAATGGTGGATAAGGAGGGAAATGCCCTGTTTTTGGCAGATGTGGTAGAAGCACAGATGAATGAGGGTGGTATGATATTTGTAACAATCGCTGTTCATCCTGACGATATACACCAGACCACGGGAGAGCCCCGGGAGGTGCATGTTCCGGAAATGGATGAAAATGGCCGGGTAGTAGTGGCAGATAAACGATTGAATGACCCATATCCCGGAGCTACAGAGGAAGAAAGGGAACACATGATGGAATGCAAATGGAAAGGCGTTTACTGTGGATGCCCTATATGCTTCAAATACGGGGTATCTGAAGCATGAAGAACCAGAAAGGACCTCCTTACCCACATAATAGACTCACTTGGGACCCCGTAGGGATGGAGGAGGATCCTTTCTTTTATGCAGTGTCAGAGGTACTTATTGACATTATATATGACAATCCTGATTTATGGGACTATTGGGCCAATGTGGACAAGGATGACGGTCTTTTTAACTCCCCCGGGGATGACCTCCCCAACTTCCCCTGCAACTACGATTATCCCCCCTTATAAAAAAAAACTTCAAAAAACAACTTGATTCCCCTCCGGAATAGCGTTTAATTCCTGCAGATGACATGTCACTTCAATCTGACAGGGGGAATAAGGATGACACTCACTCTCACCAGAATCAAAACAAATGTATCCGGCATGGTTCGCAATGATACCATGGAAGGCCGGGACTATTTGGTTGTGCCAATGATTATGATGGTTGAAGGCGTTTTGAATGGATCCGGAGGCCCCAAATACTACCCGGCAGAAGAACTTGAGAAAGTACCTCAAGTCTGGAATCATAAACCCGTTGTAGTCTATCACCCAGAAATGCATGGCAAGGCCCTTTCCGCTTGTGACCCAGATATAATTACCACCCACAAGATTGGTGTCATCATGAACACCACCTTTGACGGGACACGACTCCGGGCAGAGGCATGGTTGGAACCAGACCGGATTGCCATTGTTGATAACCGGGTGCAGGTAGCTCTTGACAACAGCACAATGATGGAATTATCCACTGGCCTATTCACTGAGAATGAAGCCACCCCGGGCATGTTTGGTGAAGTCCCTTATGATGGGATTGCTCGGAATCTTCGCCCGGATCATCTGGCGATACTCCCGGACCAAATAGGTGCTTGCTCCATAGAGGACGGGGCAGGATTCCTCCGGGTCAATGCTCGGAATAAGAATGAGCTTGAAAAGGTACTGCAGTTCCTCGGGGTCCAGAACGAACTTTCCCACAGTGACATAAGAGAACAGATTCGGATAGCACTTCCTAAAACAGAACAAGACATGACATGGATAGAGGATGTCTTTGAAGACTGGTTTGTATCAGAGCAGGAGGGAAAGACATACAAACAGAATTATTCAATTAAAAATGATATCGTATCCCTAGAGGGATTGCGGTCGGAGGTAGTTCGGAAGACAGTCTATGAGGACAGAGTTATTGGAAATCTTCAGAAAGGAGATATGGATATGAAGCTCAAGGAAATGGTTGATGCTATTGTGGATAATACAGAATTTGCAGAGGAGGATCGTGATTTCCTCATGGGACTGAAGCCGGAGCAGTTGGAGAAGATGCTTCCAAAGGCGAATGCTGAAGGTGAGACACCACCGGCAGAAGAGGAACCGGCCCCGGTCAAGAAGGAAGAGACTGTAACAGTCATTCCTGAAGTAGAGGGTGATGTGACGGATAACCAGACAGCAGAGGAATTCATTGCGAATGCGCCTGCTGAAATCCGGGAAGTTCTGAAGGATGGTCTTTCGACTCATGCTCAGAAGAAGACCTCTCTCATTGCCGCAATCACGGCCAATAAAAAGAATATCTTCACCAAGGAACAACTGGCCTCCATGAGTGTGAATGAACTTACTGCTATTGCAGCACTCGCCAAGGCCGATGGTGATACGACCCCAATACCGGATTACGGTGGAATGGGACCGGTTGATAATGCGACTGGTGAAGACGCAGAGGAACCCCTTGTTCCTGTGGTCATGAATTTTGACAAGGAACAGGCGTAAGAAACCTGTCCATTTTCTGATGAGAGGAGTTTGAATTATGAGTAATTCTATTGTTATATCCGGTGATTATGTCAAGATTCAGAGCAAGGTTGCTGGATCTGCCACAATCAAGCCGGGTATGTTGCTGAAGCAGTCTTCGGCCACACAGTTGATCGAACATGCCACTTCCGGGGGGTTCGCAGAGAAGATGGTAGCTCTTGAAGACGCCCTTCAAGGTGATCTTAAAACAGACACCTACACCCTTGCAAATGTTGTCGATGCAGCTATTTTCCTGCCCGGCAGTCGTTGTCAGGTCATTGTTGAAGCCGGGGCGGACATTGACATTGGTGATCTTCTGATGAGTAATGGTGACGGGAAGTTGATCGAAACCACCAGCACCAACATTTCTCTCTTTGTCGCAATGGAAGCTGCCGATCTAACAGCTTCTGCTGCTGTTGATACTTTGGTAGAGGCCCGGGCACTGTAGCCGGTACTTGTCTTCTTGTAGAAAGGAGTTTGTGTTATGAACGATTTTATTTACAACGGACAGGCGACCGGTAGCGTAGCAAGTATGCTGCTTGCGACCGATTTCAATGTCAACTCACTTCGTCCCTATGTGGGTAAGGATGGCAGAAGCTATATTACTGTCTTGAATGCAGAAGGGAAGCTGGTAGCACAGCCACTTTCAAATGCTACAGCAACACTTCGCAAGGATGACTGGAAAATCCTTGACACCGCAATCGTAAAGGCCGCTAAACCTCGCCTTCGTGCTGTTGCGGATCTTCGTGGTGCCGGGCTTGATTTCGTCATTCCCAATGGCATGGGCAAAACTGTACTTGAGACTGAAACTCAGAGTGATATCAGTGACGCAGAAATCACAATGGACGGTCTTGAAGAGACTGCAGGAGACCGTCCCCAGTTCGGTCTTGAAAATCTGCCTCTTCCAATCATCCACAAGAATTTCTCCTACTCGGCCCGGCAGATTGCCGCAAGTCGAAGTGGTGGGAGTCCTTTGGATACTACCACTGCAGAACTTGCAGCCCGGCGTGTTGCAGAAGAAGCCGAAAAGCTTCTGATAGGGACATCTAGCACCTTTGCTTTCGGTGGTGGCACTCTCTACGGTTATCTCAATTACCCAAGCAGCATTGCAGCAACAATCACCAGTCCGGTAGCAGGCGGTTGGTTAGCAGCAACAACCGTATCAGATGTTCTCGGAATGGTACAGGACAGCATTGATTCCTACCATTATGGCCCATGGCGTTTGTACTATGGCCCAAGCTGGTCACAGTACATGAATGATGAGTACAAGGCTCAGAGTGATGATACAATCAGGCAACGCCTTGCACGAATCGACAACATCCAGAGTGTCAGTATGCTCGACTATCTGACAGGTTACAATCTGGTGCTTGTTCAGATGACTTCGGATGTCGTTCGTGAAGTCGTGGGTATGGAAATGACAACCGTCCAGTGGTCGTCCATGGGTGGCTTGAAAGAGAATTTCAAGGTCATGGCAATCATGTGTCCACAACTCCGGAAAGATTATAATGACAAAACCGGTATTGTGGTTGGTAGTGTATAATCTGAGCAATCAGATTAAGGCGAAATAAACCGGAGGGCCATTCATCGGAAATGATCCGGGATGGCCCTCCTTTCTTAGAGGAAAGGAGTTTGGTTTGAAGTTTAGAGTAAAGTCAGGCGGATATGGAGACAGGGTACTTGGAGTGGTTCATGGCACAGGGGCTATTTTTGAATCAGACAAACCACTGGACAAGATACACCCCCTTCATATTGAATTGGCAGATCCCAAGGCCAAGGTTACATCTCAAGAGACAGCAGCAAAGACAGAGGAACCAGATGTAGAAGATGACGGTACACCTTCTGTTGATGAGAAGCCCACCTTTGTGGATGGTGTTGATTCCTCCGGGTCCTTCAAGTATGACCAAGAAGAAACAGGACTCCGGGTGGTGTGTGTCAGCAAGAGATATTGGGTGTTCGATGAGGAGGACCTAGAGACCCCATTGAATGACAAGGGACTCCGGAAGAATCAGATTCTTAAATTTATCCGGAACAACAGTGAGGCCCCAACAGCATGATAGCTTTCCCCATACTACCGATTTGGAATGGTGAAGATGTTTTCGTAATAGGGGGAGGTCCTTCCCTGAAGACGTTTGATGTCACCATGATTTCTGGATCGTTGGTAGTGGGGTGCAATGATGCTTACAAGTATGGCCCGTATATTGTCAGTATAGTGGTGTTCGGTGACAAGGATTGGTATGAGAAGCATAAGGACCATATCAGCCGTTTTCCAATGGTCGTCACAAACTGTCAGAAGCTGGTAGGTGATGAAGATGTGTACTATCTGCCACGGAAAGAGAAAGGATTTCACCGGGCAGCACTGGGATGGAATGGCAACACGGGAAGCAGTGCAATCAATTTAGCTTTGATACTTGGTGCCTCCCGGATATTCCTTCTGGGATTCGATATGCAATTGGGTCCAGAGGGCGAAAGCAATTGGCATGAAAACGAATTGTCCTCTCCAACACAAGATCATTATGATCGGTACATGAGAGGAATTGAGGAAGAGATAGAGGACATCCAGAAGTTTTTCCCGGGGCAGGAAATTATCAACCTTAACCCGGAGTCCAAAATGGACACCTTCCCACGGATGTCATGGGACCAAGCATTTCGGAAAGGAGTTTGAGTTATGAGTAAGGCGAAGAAAATAGCATTGGGGATTGTTATCATACTGGCGGCAATCGCTGGTGCCTTGGTGGCACTGTTGGACAACGATCCTTTGACCAAGCCGGATATCGGACAGGTCATTGAAGATGTGCAGGAAGGCGTGGACATTATCAAGGATGCTGGTGATGCAGAGGCACCGGCAGAACCCACCTCTTCACTGAGGTCTGGTGATATGGAATCGATTGAGAAGACTGTTTTCAAGGACATCATGCACAGTCCCATGGAAATCCTTACGATGAGATTATTGAGGAAACCGTGCACAGTTCTGGTATATACTTTTGATGAAGACCTTCACGCCAAAACCTATGTCCTTTCATACAGGCCCGGGGGTCCCCTCAGTGTCGGAATATAGTCATGGGTTGGGGGAGCATAATAGCCTTTGCTATTGGTATTTTCAAAGCACTGGCCGGGATACTTACCAAGATGCCAATTGAGGAGAGGACTGATTATAATGACATTCCTGAAGCAAAGAATACTGATGATAATGGTCCTTTTACTGATTCCGATTGGTAGTGGTGGTTGTCTCAGTCTCCTCCAACCGATATCAAAGACCCAAAAGGAGTTTAACTTCGTAGATATGAATGCACCTGCGTTGCGATTGGCCCAACCTGTTGAAGCCTACCTCCTACGGAAAGATGAAAACGGGAAGTGGGTGGAGGCAGGACGGGGTATCATTCCAGCCGGGGCGTATATCAAGGGCAGAAAACCAGATGAAAAGGTGGTTGAATAATGGCCTATCGGACTACAGAGGCAGCGGTCAAGCTAATCATTTCAGTGGATTCCGTCACTATTCCGGACATATCTCCATTCATAGAGACAGCAAACAATTTAGTTACACAAGTATGTTCGGACAGTAGTTACAGTGCAGCCACTCTTGAACTAATAGAACGGTGGTTGTCTGCTCATTTCTACGCAATAAGGGATCCCCGTTATTCTAGCGAAACAGCCGGGCCGGTTGGGGTCTCTTATCAGCAAAGCGTTGGTCTCAATCTGCAGAATACATCATATGGACAGCAGGCCATGATGATTGACACTGCCGGGAGTCTCACCAAGCTTAGCAAGGGGAGTGGTAAGTTGACAGTAGGAACAACATGGTTGGGGACGGACCTCACACCGGATGACGACACAACACCATAGAAGGGGGCACCATGGCACTCACAACAGACTATTTGCAAGCACAGGGGGGATGGGGAGTTGCCGTCATTCTGGGATTGACTCTGATTAAGTTCTATCTTGATTTCAAGAAGACTGTTCGGGAGAAGGATGCTTTGATCCAGAATATGAACGAGACTCATACAAAAGAAATGATCGCAGTAGTGAGGGAATGCACAGGAGTTTTAACTACAGTGAATTCATCTTTGGAACGATGCGAAAAGAGACAGGAGGCGTTATAATGGATCCAGTGTTGAGTGATTTTTTCAGAGCAGGCAGAGCATTAAGACAACATAGGTCCTTCGGGGACTTTATTGTAGTAGAGAAAGGGGGCGTTTTTGCAGAGACACTCGTAAGATGGGTTCGTGGACATGGCCGGGAGGTGGTTTGCTTCCCCAGTTTGACAGAGGCATTGTCTGCAATGCGGGTGAGAACCCCCCGGTGCATTATAATTGATTCTGATGGACAGGAAACAGACTCTGTTGAAAGGATCCTTTTGTGGATCGACAGAATGATGCCAGAAGTTGTTGGGGTAGTATGCTCCAGTTATCGGGACAGGTCGCAGAGGTTTCAAGAACTGTCCCCTCGGGTAACTGTTATTAACAAGGGAGAAGGTCTTGAATCGTTTATTCAGGAACTGGACTCTCAGATACACGCAAATGCCATTCCAGCGTAGGGGAATTTATGGAAGCTGCCGTAATTACTACAAAAACTGCAGGGGATAAACAGGTCTCAATCACCTTCACTGGGGAAGTAGGGGTGGACTACTATGTGATATACCGGGCAGGAATCGCCGTTTGGTCTGATTTAGATGAGGATTACAAGACTTCAGGTGGTGGTACAGTTGTCATATTAAGTTTGACAAATAAGACACAATATGAATTTCAGGTTGTTGGGTATGACGGGGCAGACTACAGCTTCCCAAGCAATGCAGTTTTTGGACTCCCTACGGACAGCACAGAGCTCCCCCCTCCCCTCCGGACCTCCTTGAGGCAAAAATGCGTTTACTGGCCTCCTTCTGCAGATCGTTGGGATGATTTTGGACAACCCCAGACATCCTCCCCTACAGTAATCAATTGCCGTTGGGAAGATATCAAGGAGGAGATAATCACAGCTTCCGGAACACGGATCCTCTCCCGGGCTACAGTTATGCTTGAAACAGATGTGGAGGAATCCGGTATTCTAATGCTTGGAGTCCTTGCAGATATAACGGATGATGATCCAAAGAGTAATTCAGGGGCATGGGAAATACTTAAATTTGACAAACTTCCCAATCTCAGAGCAACCCAGATGCTTCGGAGGGCCTACTTGTGATTGGGGTCAAGGTGATAGGTGTGAAGGATATCCTGAAAAATCTCAGAGTATCCAGAAAAAAAGCTGGTAAGGGTGTAGAGGTCGGATTGAAAGCGGCCGGGAAGCATCTTATGAGGGAGAGTCAGAGGATAGTACCAGTCCAACACGGTATCTTGAAAGAGAGTGCATATACCCGGGCTCGTGGTTCAAGAATGTATACAGAAGTATTTGTGGGATATACAGCAGAATATGCACTTTATGTTCATGAGAATCTTGCAGCAGCACATGGAGCGGAGTACAATAAGAAATATGGTTCTGAAGAGGGAGGGGATCTCCGGGGAGCAAATCAGCAGGCGAAATTCTTGGAAATGCCTGCCAGAGTGGAGAGAAGAAAGATGCTTCAGATAATTAGGCATAGAGTGAAGGCGTTTATGATATGACCGAATGCATAGATTGCGGAAATGAGTTAAGAGGACGGGACCACGACTATTCTGGAAAGCGTTGCTCCCATTGTCGCAGAGCATTTGAGAAGGACCTCCAAAGATCAGCAGAGCGAAAAAGGTCCATGAGGCATAAACTCAGAATTGAAAGGGAACCTAATGACAGTGACAGGTAGAATCGTCCCCAATCTCCTTCATCCGGATCCCGGTATTGGAACAACAGCTTTGCCATGGCCTATCGTTTCCTTTAATGCCCTTGAAGTCGTGGGCGGATCCGTACAGGAAATAGCGGTACGTGTTGCACTTGGTTTGGCTATTGATAGCGATGTTCAAGCCTATGATGCTTCATTAGCAAGCTTCTCCTCACTTGCCACAGCAGCCGACAAGATGGCCTATGCCACTGGAATAGACACTTGGGCAGAGACATCATTGACAGCCTTCGCAAGATCCATTCTTGACGATGCAGATGCAGGAACCGTCCGATCCACAATTGGAGCGGGGATTGGTGATGGTGATATGGTTGTTTCAACGTATGATGCTGCCGGAGTATCTGAACAGTTAGTTGGATTAACTGCTTCACAATCACTGACCAATAAATCTGTGAATGGTGTCTCCTTGTCTGCAGTAGGAGGGGGCACCCTTTGGCTGGATGACCAAGGTAATTATACTGCCCCCGGTGGATCCGGGGATATGCTAATTGCAACTTATGATGCTGCCGGAGTATCTGAACAACTTGTGGGGGTGACGGCCTCCCAAGCAATAACCAATAAATCCGTGAATGGCGTATCACTTTCCACAGCCGGTGGTGGTACATTGTGGCTTGACGATCAAGGAAATTATACGGCCCCCGGTGGTGCCGGTGATATGCTCATCGCAACCTACGATGCTGCCGGAGTATCAGAACAATTAGTTGGTCTGACGGCTTCTCAATCAATAACCAATAAATCTGTCAACGGGGTTTCATTATCAACAGCCGGGGGCGGAACCCTCTGGTTGGATGACCAAGGTAATTATACTGCCCCTTCAGTTGCTTCTGTTGCTTGGGGCGGGATTACCGGGACGCTGTCAAACCAGACAGACCTTTCCAGCGCATTGAACACAGTAGCAAATCTTGCCACTTGGGGGAACATCACTGGCACCCTTTCCAATCAGACTGATTTGAATAA